TTTCTGATGTATAGGAATCTTTTTTGAATCTTCAGAAAGTCTCTTGCTATGTGGTTTGGATATCGTAAATTCAAGTAACCTTTGTCAACGATAGACGGAAACCATTTTGACATCAAAACATCTGCGCTAGGGTTTTTTGTTCTGAGAGAGAATTTTGCAGTGGTAAGATCCTGCCATCTGCATTTATATCGTCCTATTGATCTTCGGAGTCCACCTGGACCAGACAAGAACACGAATCCTGTAGCTGCCTTCTCCAATTCAACAATTTTTGGACTTTCTAATATAGTCAATTTAAATTCTCTATTAAAGGTGTCAATAAGTGTCTCTGAATGCACAGCTTCAATAAGGTCTTTGCAACACTCTCTGAAAGTTTTGAAATCAATGCGATCTGCATCATAGGCCCCTACGTAACAGCAAGGTGATGAAGCATTCTTCGCCATTCTGACCAAATTAGAGAAATCACTAGCGTATGACATAGAAAGCTGAGAAGAAAATGAGTATAGTTTAGAAGCAATCTTCAGGCAAAGATCATACGGATCAGTAGGCTTCACAAACGGAAGATATAGCTTGTCTTCCATGCATTTTCTAACATGTTCTCTACCAAATCCTTTCTCTCCAAATACTTGCGCAACAGACTCCACTTTTGACAAAACCCGAATTGTGAAAGTTATTCCTGTCCTAGAGATCCCAGGTAAGTCTGCTTCATAATCTGAATCCATGAACACTTTGTACTTGGACATCTCGTCCATACTTGATATAGACACCAAAGCATTCTTCTCTAACTCAGTCCCATGTTTGAAAATCTTAAAGTAATGAGATTCCATTGGCCCGCACAGCAGTTCTATAACAGTGAGTATAGGGTAACCTCCACACTCCAAAGGAAGGTATTGTCTGTCAACTCCTAGAGAGGACACGTCATTAGAGCCGCCTTTCCCTGTCTGATACATGGAGTCTATGAATTTCCGAGAAGTGAGTTGGAAAAAGAGAAGGGAAGTGTTGTCGCAGCCATCTTTTGCCAAAGAAGAAATTGAAGACACCGCCTCACAAACGTCAGACTGATAAGACATTGCTTTTCCGACTATTGCCAAGCTATTGTAGTCTGTATAAGACCGAGAAACAGTGTCTCCGTCGAATATAAAATTTGAATTCATCTCACCCACCCACTTGGAAATACATGATTTTTCCTTAGACCTCCAAATGTTGAATAGTTTTCCTGTCAATCTATTGACTATAGAGAAAGTCCGCACACTATCAACTAGGAGCTCTTGCTCTTCAGCTTTTGACAACCCCTTTGTCATTTTTATTGTGACACTGTCGAATTTATCGTCCGAACCTGCTAAAGATTTCACAATGAATCGTTTACCATAAAGAGCAGCTAATACAGCTTTTGTGAATCTCAGTCTAGCCACGGCAAAAGTGGACGAAGATTCGTGCAGGATTCCTTGCATCATTCCGTGCGAAATGCGAGCCACAATACATCCACTTGATTTGAACCTCAAGATCCACTCTTTCATTTTGTTGTCCTTTTCTATCACAAAATCTCTATCCCACTTTTCATAT